CCATCAGTCATACCATTTGCTATAAAGTATTCTTCTTTTGAGATTAGGTCAGCAAGTAGGATAGCTTCTTTTAATCCTACCTGCCTTGCTAATTCTTTATTAAAGATTATAAATGCAGAGCTGCTTAGTAGGTGCTTCATTTTATTTTTACTGTATAATGATAATTTGCAAGCGCAAACTTAACGTTTTCTAATTGATTAGAGAAATCAAAGTAAGATGTTTTTATTTTACAAGACACTTGACCACTTCTAATTTCTAGTAATACTTCAGGATTCAATGTTTCTCTAATCCCGTTTTTAAGCAAGAAACTTTTCATAATATCTTTGTCTAGAAATATTTCTTTAGTTCCATCAATATCTAAATAAGCTTTGTAAACTTTGTCAAAAGTATTACGATAAACTAAACAAGTAGTAAAAAATTTCTTATGAGTTCTTTCATAATGATAAATGTTACTTCTATCTCTGTTAAGGACTTTGCCTATAATTACTCTATTTATGTCTTCTTCAGTTCTTGCAATGTAACTAGCTACTGCTCTAGCTGCCTGTAGTGGTCGCTTCCTACTCTTTGTAGAAAGCGAACCATCAGGAAATCCTAGAACTCTGGTTGTAAGACTACATATACATTTAAAGTTATATTCTTCAGTCATCTTAGAATGGTAAATCTCCTTCATCTGCATTTCCTCCTGTTAAATCTACAGCTTTAGTATTTTTGCTAAACCAATATCCGTCAATATTATGAAAGTACCTTCCGTTGTATTCTCTTGAAGATACATTGCACTTTATTAATACTGAATCTCCTACATTCAATTTATCCAATTCATTTATTTTGTCATCACCAAACGCTTGTACTGCAATTTCAGGATTATAGTCTGCACCTGTATTAATTACGATAACTTGTTTTTTCCATTCCTTATCGGACTTTGACATTCCTGATTCTATTGCTAACTTCTTTACTACTTTTCCTGATACTTCCATTTTGATTATGCCTGTTTTTGCAGGTCTTTATTAATTAATTATTGTTTTTTAAAATCTTCTGATTCATCTTCTCCAAATACTCCAAGCTCATAGAACCCTGTTAATTTCAGTACCGCTCTTGACATAGCTCTTTTCTCTGCCATCTCCATTACGTACCACGTGTTACAGTTACCATCTTTAAATCCTTCCCCTTTAAGCGCTGAACCGAAAGTCTGTATTTCTGTTTCAGCTTTTGATGCTTGCGCTTTTACTACACAAAAGTCTTTTTCGCATTTTATAACTTCAAAGACCATTCCTATATCTTCAAGAGCCATAATTTTCTCTATACCACTTCTTGTAATTATGATGTAGTGCTGATGCTTAAAGACATCATCTTTGGTTAGATTGTACTTTATGTACTTTTGTTTAAGTGCTTCAGTTTTCATATATTTCACCTTTATTAATTGGCTAGGATTTTTGCCTGTTTATAATTCTGTGCAAAGTTAAAAATTTATTTTACTTAAAAGTTTTGTATGATAAATGATTCTGTACCAAATTTAATTAGCTGAGTGTAATCCATTATAGAATCTTTGTCTGGATATGTTTCTGCGTCATAGTTTAGATGGAACTCACCTATGTTTTCATATTCTGTATATTCACAACATAAAGAAATAGGGTCAAATTCAATTTGTTCTCCTGTTGAATCTTCATATTCTTCAAGGTAATCAAATAAAGCAACTTGTCCTGTTCTACTAAAGTTATTTGGTCTATGTTCTTGGAACCAATTTTGAAATCTGTAAATGCTAATAGTATCTATCATTTTGTTTTTATATATTTAATTAATTGTTTTTTTATGTATTTCAAATGTTCTGTATCAACCCATTCTAAAAAGTTATAAGAATCAAAACAGATTTGAAAGTCTTTTCCATATTCATCTGTTCCTCTTAAATAAACTTCGTTTTCGTGTGCTTGGAATGTATTAATATCATTCATTCTTTTGTGTATCATTTCTTCTTCTTCCTTTTTTAAATTATTATACTCTTCCATATAATAATCTCTTGCCTTTTTCATATCATTATAATCTTCCTGTTCAATTTTCATTATCTTGTTCTTAAAATTAATGCTTTTCCACCCTTTTGGTTATAAAGCTTGTTGTATTTTTTTAACTTATCTATTACTAATTGGTTTTGTTCTTCTGTTATATTTAAGATGTCATTCCAATATGATCCTTTAGGTTCTGCTTTGTAGTTGTAAACTTCATCTAGCATAAGTCCATTCTTCTTTCTGTATTCTACACTCGCTAAGTCTATCTGTTCTTGAGTTCCGTATATCCTTACAGACTTTTCAGTTCCTGTTAAGTCGTTATCTAAAGCATATAGGCTTTTATTAAATACTGTCTTTTCAATATAACCATCTTCTTTATAAAAAAAGTCTTGGCAAATTAAATCTAAAGTATTGTATTCTAAATATTCTGCGTCTTGTATTGTCATATTAAAATCTTTTTGAGTTATCCTGAGAATTATAGTAAGCTGACTTTACTTTAATATATAAATCCCTAACAACTCCAAACTTCAAGATGTTAAGTCCGTATTCAGTCAATACTGTATTGTCTGGTAATAGTTCAGGTTTATTAGTTTGAACATCTAGTAAGCTTATAATAGCTTCCTGTTTGCTTGTTGCTTCTTTCATTTTAAATTCCATTTCTTGATTGTTTTGAGGGTTTTTACACCCCCTGATTATTATCTAGACTCTTTTGTTATTACCTTAACTTCTTTCCCTGTTTCCATTATTCTTAGGAGTTCCTTTGTTAGTTGATTGTGGTCTTCCTCTCTATAAATGTAACCTGTTGGGTCTTCTCCGTATTGTATTTCTACAATCATTGATTTTGTGTAATTTGTTATTTTTATCATTTCTTGATTGTTTTGTGAGTGATAGCTCCTTTGTAGGTGGGTGGTGGCTGTTACCCTTTCTTTACAGAACAAAGATACAAAAAATAAATGATATAAACAAACTTATAAACACTTATTATTAAATAAGTATATATACACCTAAGACAAACTTTATAGCCTGTCTAGTGTATAGGTATTAAAAAAGAAAGAAAGTGTCTTAAATCGTAAAGGGGTGCTACTATAAAGGCATTAACAGGTTGATTGGTAAAGTTCCGTTATTCAATACAACTGAACAACCGATTGCTTGTTTCTTAAAGTTGCGAGCATAAGCTGCGGCATATGTAGAGCTGTCTACACCACATCCAACTTGCATTCCAAAGACTTTAAATCGTTTTCCAACGAACCATTGAACATAAGCTAAGGTATGAGTGTGACCACAGACTGAAGACATCAGATTGTTCTTAGCCTTAGCTGCTGCTTGACCACCCTCTCCATGTTCATAAAGTACGTCATCATATATAACAGAATCAGTCCAATTCCAATTAGGAGTTCCTAATACTTCATTATAAGAACGAATCCAAGCAGCAGGAATACCTCCTGACATTGCCTTACGACTAGCCATTCGGTCGTGGTTTCCTATCATTACAGATATTCCATTAGGTACAGTAGAATCGTTAAAAGCTTCATACCATTTTTGAATTTTCTTAATAGCTGTTTCTAATTCTAAACCTGAAGACATTCCATCAGGATCAGGTTCGTGATATGAGAATCCGTGTGCATCAATAATATCTCCTATAAAAATAACTTGGTTACAATTATGTATTTTATATTGATCTTTACACCATTCTAGATAGCCGTCTAAACAGAAAGGTTCGTGAAGGTCACCAATGACTAGAATGTTTCTAACCTCTGACTTCCTCATTTCCTGAATGACTGCTATCTCGTTTGGCTTTAATCTGTATCTGTTATTTTTTACTAACATCCGCAATTCCTTGTCCTACTACAAGAGCTGATATACTTAATAAGATGTTTTTAACTTCTTCAGGGTTTAATCCAAATTTCTCACTCAATACGCTTGTTAAGATACCGACAACTGTGTACCAAAATTTACGAGAGGAAAACATTTTAACGATAATTCCATTTACATATTTTTCTAAAAACTTTTTCATAATTATTTATTTTTGATTATTAAGTTAATATTTGTGCCGCCTAAATTAAGTATTTCTTTGATTAATAAGTCCATAGCTAATACAGAGTTACTAACAAAGTCCTGTTGGCTTCCTAGTCCTACTAGAATGCAGCCCTCTGTATCTTTTGGATAATTTCCGCGATGAAATAATATATAAGAACGATCAGGAACATCTTGAACTAATAGATGTAAATAATCTCTTGTAGCTGATTCTCTTGGAAGTCTAATCCTAACTTCATACTCCCCTTCAGGAATACAGCTTATGTTTCTTTGATTATCTATCCAAGGGTTTTCAAGAGTGTCACACATCCGCTCTCCATTTAAAAACAATTCACCAAGTACAGAGAGTTTACTAAAAGTATCTCTAATTAGTAAAAGGTTAATTTTTTTTTTCTTCTTCAAATTTTATAAATTTATAGACTGTGTATGAAATCGCTAACACTAAACTGACTAATGTAAGTAATTCGTTACACTCTGTAATGCTAAAAGCTATTGCTGTACTATTTGCTAGTCCTACTTGTAGGCCGTCTTGTACTTCTTTCATTTGTTTTAGGTTTTTTATCCAAGTAGGATTTAAGCTTTGTTATATTAATTTGTTTTGGCTTGTAGTGTTTCTTCATTATATGTGTAATCCATTAAAGTAAGCGTTTTTGGAAGGGTTTACGTCTGATCCTGTGTTGGTAGAGTATTCAGGAAAGCTTGACTCATTGTTACAGATATAACTAATCATTCTTTCGGTGTAGTATTCTGCTGTATTTCTGATTTCTTCCCGAAAATGTTGAGCCTCTTCTGTACTAAGTGCATTACCCGTTTCGCTAGTTTTGGAATAGATGTTTCCATTCTCAACTTTAAAACGTAAAAAAGGTACTAATAAATATAGACCCCAATTTGGAAGCATATCCCCAATGTAGTCATCAAGTAAAGTTTTGTAAGCTTCATTTCCTACATTTCCAACTGTTCCTGCTATAATTAAATCTTTTAGCTTTTGAGTTAAATCTGTTCCTAACTTAGTTTCCACATAGACTTTCTGTGCTTGTCTAGTATAAGGTAGCAATATCTCAACATCTACATTCAAATTGATTGCTGTAGAGTCTTTTAATTTAGCTTCTGATATGAATAATACATAGCTCATTTTATACGTTTTTATATTTAGCGATTAACTCAGGATTTACAAATCCATGATTTGGCATATCGTGTGGTGCTACTGAAACTTCTTTGGCATTTCTAGGTAATTTTACTCCTCTACTTTTAGCTTCAGTTGATGTAATTACTTTATCTGAATTAGATGGTCTATCTCCTTCTTGAACTAGTATAATTCTGTACCACGCATGTTTGCAGAGAGCCCCGCCCTTCCATTTCCAAATTGAATAAGTATTAGCCCCACCCTCTCCCCATCCCGGGTTTACTGATTTTGTTCCCATTTCTATAATATCTTCTTTTCGGTATATCTTATTTGCATTTGTCATTTTTTTACAAAACTCTCGCTCTCCTGTTCTACTTCCTACATATCTGTATCTTACTCTATAAATATCATCTACATAATCAGTTTGCTTACTTCTTTGGTCTTGCCCTGACTTTCTATTTGGATAACCTGAACCCGTACTTGCAAAATTAAAATGATTTGCATTTAGTTCTCTTTCAAAATCAAAATCTGAAAGTTCATCATCAGCATTTTCTTCACTTAATATTTCATATCCTTTAGGTATATATTCCCCAAACTTATCTATAAAAGAATCTAGTTCTGTTTTTTCATTTGACAAGTCTGTACTTTCTTCTTCTGTTTGTTCACCATTCAAATCAGGTAAACCAAGTTCCTCTCTTATTTCATCTGTCGTCATTACTCCTCTAATAGTTGCCGAGTCAAACTGAATAGTAATTGGTTTCAATTGAATAAATGAAACAGGTAAGTCTATTTGATTAACTGAAAATATTTTTTGTAGTGTATCTAAGATGTTTAATTGGAAAGGTCTTATGACTGTATTTTGGTAGAAATTTGCTGCATTCAAAAGTTCGTCAGCATTACTTGAAAAACCATTGCCTGAATCTATCCCTAAAAGTGTCTTAGAGGTTACTCTATGCCCTGTTAAAATATTTTGAACCAAAAGGGTTTGAAGCGTTAAGTATTGGTCGGATAGGTCAGATGTATTTAGAGGGTGAACTTCAGGAGCTCTTGTTTTGTCATCTGAAAAACTTAATAAGAATTTACCTGCATTACTTGCTGATGTGAACTTATTAGTTATATCTCTTTCTATTTGGTTTCTTTCTTCTTCCAAAGGGATTCCATTATTAAATGAGAACATATAAGAACCCGAAAAAGAATTGTTGATATTATTTAAGTGGAACTCTGAAACTTTAGCGTCAATCAAAGCCCAATTGTTTGCGGCTATATAATCAGGAGTGTAATAGATGTCCATATTTGGACTATAAGAACCTGTATATATTAATTGACTAGTTGATGTTCTATCGTTTGTATTAAAGGCATCTACAGGGTAGGGTTTGTTTGCCCTTACATTTCCCCAATCGGCACTTATAAAATACGTATCAATTTTTCCAAACTCATTCGGTCTACCTGCTCTAACTCTTTCAACGGGAACGTGATATACTTCAGCAATTTCAGTTCGTTCTCTATTCCAAATAATATGTAAAGCATAAGCTCCCTGAAGTTTAAAGTCAAAGGCTACCTTTTTTATTATTTGATGTAAAGTTTCATTACTATTTGCATTCCTTAAAAACTTTTTAAGCTTAACATAAGTTTCTAAATTGTTGTCATCTTCATCAACCACTAAGTCCTCGCCTGCGATCATTTCTGCTGTAGAATTAATAATTGCTGAATGTGTAGAACTTGAATAGTAAAGGTCAATTAAAAAATTAGGATATTGATTTTTCCATAACCCATCTTCATCAGAATATTCAATGTAATCCCTACCTCTAACTTCTTGAACTTTTGGTGCTGTTGATGTTCCTAAATTTATCGAAAGTAAATTATTCATATTATATGTTTGCTAAATAGTTGTTTATATTAGAGCTTAGATCTGAACTTGTTGAAGTGTATATTTGTGTTTCAAAAATTATTCCACCATAAGGACTTAAATTAACTGCTCTTACTCCCATTGAATCAATGTCAAATGTTCCTGTTAAGGTTTCTGTATCGTTTTGTAAAACTCCATTATGATATAATTCTATAAGTCCACTTGAATTTCTTGTGATAAGAATATAGTCATCCCCCCAATTTGAACCACTATTTAATGCAAAATTAACAGAAACGCCATCTATTTTTAATCTTAGTATTGATGTGCTAAATAATTTAAGAAATTCACTTGTAGTATTATTATCTCCAATAATAGTTCCCCCAAAATCTGTAGGGTAAAATCTAATACCTATACTAAATTCTCCACTGATAGAAATTTGAGTTGAACCTACTTCATTTAAAAATAAATTTTGGTCATTTGTTTTATCAAAAGTTAAAGAACCCGTAATTGAATTATAAGTAGGTCTTTCTACAATTGTTGTTTGAGCTAAATTATAGTCATTATTACTAGAATCTGTCCAATTAGTAATACTTCCTGAACTTTCTGTTACACCAACTTTATTTTTCCACCAAGCAAGTAGAGTACTATCATTAATAGGATTAAAACCCCCAACTCCGTTAGAGGACGATAAACTTAATGATTGTTTTAATGCTAACATTATACAACTTGGTCGTAGTAACAAATAGCCAAACCACTAGTCAAAGTTATTGCTGTTACGTTAAGAAATAAAGTAGTTCCTGCTGCCATAGTCGTATGAAGACTAGAAGCTGCACTTCCTGTTCCTGTTTGGATATTAGACGCTGTTATTGATGCTATCACACTTTCTGTTACAAAGTGGACTGCATAGTAGTCTTTTGATGACATTGCTGTAGTAGTGATAACATCACATCTGTTTTTTCCTAATTGCTCTGTTAAGAGCTGTTGTACGTTTTCTATTGCCATAATTTTATTTTATTTATTGTCCGTAATATATTGTATTTATTCCTTCTGTTGTTTCGTGTTGATTGTATTGTACCTGCTCTGTTCCTGCTTTCTCTGTTAAGTTTAAAATACCCTTAGTTACTATTCCCTGAACTACTCCATTGCTATCATTAACAGGAAGCACATCTGTTTCTTTAATAGGCGCTCTTCCAAAAGCCACTGCAACCAAACCTATCCAACTTACTTCATACACTTCATACTTCCAATGTCCTGAAGGCAAAAGATTAATCCCCGAAAATACATCAGGAATTGATAAATAAGTGAATTTCATTTCTGTGTACCTATCGTTCAAAACAATTTCAGGGTACGAGTAATCTATAGAACCATCAAGGTCATTTATAAATTTAACTAAAAATCTTATATTTGATTTGGCTACTGAAGTATCTATCCTATTATCCTCTGTGCAAATTTCAGCTGTTATATTAGTTTCTGTATATCCTTGTATCATACTATATAATAGAAAACTCTCTGTTTTATTTGGTTCTGAACTGTTTTAAAAGAAAAAGGGCAGCAATTAAGCCACCCTTTTAAGATTATAAGAAAACAGATAAGAAAATTATGATATAACTATTGTTCCTACTTCAAACCCTGCATTTGTGAAAGGCCCTGTTGCTATCGGATAGTCAGCTACCATTGGAAAAGGAGATGCCTCCATTCCGTCAAAAGTAAGAGTATATCCTCCTCTATCTCCCCAAGCTGCACCTGAATCCATAGTCCCTGCATTAAGTTCCATTCCATTAGTAACACCTAAAGCAACTATCACGTCAGTTCCTGACGGTAATGTAGCGTTAAGCTGTGCGAAACAAACTAGCTTTGACGCTCCTAAAAGTTTGATTTGATTTTGGTCTTCTTTTGTAAGTCTGTTAAGAATTACACTTAAAGAAGGCGTATAGTAAATAGTCCCGTTCTCACGACTACCTACGATTGTATCTGTAAGACTAGCTACACCTAAAGGCATAGTGTATCTATAAAGAGTATGTTGTACTCCTCCAACAAGCATATCTATGTCAGTTACTTCTCCTGCTGTAACAACTATTCCTGCTGTTTCTATTGGTGCTTCAAATTGGTCGTAAACTCCGAAATAAACGAATTTTATTCCTCCACTAATTCTATTACAGTCAAGTCCCCTACCTTTTGTTAATATACCACAAGCCATTTTATTTTATTTTTTAGGTTAAGGGAGTGAAGGGTTTTACCCCCTCACTTCCGTTTATTTATTTATTAAGACTGTCTTACGATATCAGCTGCTGTTCCTGTTTGTACACCTGCTGAGTAACGAGCTACCATTCTAATATTATCACTTCCGTCCAAAGTAGCCATATCCATCAAATTGATTCTAGTTGCATCACTTAAAAGGTCAGTTCCAAAGAATAAGTTAGATTTTTGAGCTACTACTAATTGATTCTCTTCCATCCCATTACAAACTGCGATTTTGTACCCTTCAAACATTGGCACGTAATCTCCATTCATATTGTAAGCATTTACATATCCTAAAGTAGATACTGCTGAAATGTAGTATTGGTAAGTTCTTTGACTCATATAAATATGTAAGTCTTCTTTACCTAAAGTTGTTGTAGGAATTGCAGCTACCGCTGACTGTAAGTTAGCAATAATGTTAACTGCCGTATAAGGTATTGCTGCTGCATCTTGTACAACTGTTCCTG